TTCAAAGCATCATTAATCTCTTTGCTGGTGGAGAGCATTCCTAGAGAATCTAGCACGAACATACAAGGATTACGTTCACCTTCTGGTTTCTTCATATAAAGGTCAACTGCCTTAAGTGCCTTTCCACGAAACTCTTCTACGGTTACGACATTGACAACCACCAAACGAGTTGTGTCAACTCCCCTACTTTCCAGAAGGGATTTTGTGATTGCTGCTTCAGTATCAAAATACAGACAATATCCAGTAGGATTATTATCAAGGAAATTTTTAACGACGGCAAGAGAGAAGAAAGTCTTTCCCGTAGAACTCTCACCTGCGATTGCAGTAATCTTATTCCCAGATACACCACCAAATATACTGCCGGATACAAGAGCATTAAAAATGTACGAACCCGTATCCACAAAAGTTTCAGTTTCATTAATCTCTGAAGCAAGTTGTGTGTATTCTCCACCAATTTCTTTTATAATTTGTTGTAAAAAACTTGATTTAGAATCAGTCATAAACTTTTGCAACTCCTCTTTCAGTTTGTTTTTCTATCCACTTTCTATCTGCTTCCATTCTTTCTTGTTGAAGAACTTCATAGTCCTCATCAGTTGGAATTGGAGGTAATTTTTCCCATCCAGAAATATAGGAGGAAAACCCTAAATTAGTGTTCCATCTCCATAGTGTTCCATCATCACAAAGGATAATATCATTTCCTATTTGTTTTGGTGTTCTGTTTTCAATCATTTTTCAAGTTTAAAATATTATTAATGTTAGTACGAATTTTAGATGCTTTTTGTTCTACATCTTCAAGTTCTCTCATAAGAATTTTTAGAGTTTTGTTTTTCATAATCGTATTGATGTAATAATTGTTACTAACTATTGTTTCGTTCATTGCCTTTACCGTCCTATCTACAAAAAGATTATACTACAAAAATTAAGCGCCGTCAAATATTTTGAGGGACAGCGCGATATCCTTTATGAGATTTTATTCCTCTTTTATGGTTAAGCATATTACATATGGTTGCCTTATCTAAATCATTTTCCCTACAAAATTCTGCTATATTTTTCCCACAGATTATTTCACCTTTTGGATTTATAATAGAAAAATCTTTACTTTTTTTCTCCACTATTTTATTTACAACTTCAATATCTCTTTTCTTTCCATACAAAAAATGTTTTTCACCTTTTTTACATTCACTTAATTTGTTTCGTGTTTCTTCCGATGCTTTTCTACCTGTATTTTTTTGACTTATTTTTCTTTTAGTTTCTTCAGAATGTGATTTTCCATAATTAGGAGGTATTCTACCTTTTAATGATTCGCTCAATTTTTTCTTATGTTCTTCATTTCTATTTTTAGAATATTCACTCATTTTATTTTTAGTTTTCTCGGTCATAACATATGGTTTTTTACCTTTCTTTGATTCAGATATTCTAAATCTTGCACTTTCATAAAGATAAGAATTATAATATTTACCTTTTGATTTCATTAAAATATGCGAGTGAATCATTTTTATTGTTTTTCTATCTTTTAATCCGTATCTTTTAATACAAATCTTTTCTAATAATGCGTGAGCGATATAATGCTCTCTTGCCGTAAGTACTACAATTCTACTATTGTCCCCAAAGATACTTTTAGGAAAGGTATGATGCTTTTCTGTGTAACCTTCAGGCGGAGTTCTATTCTCTGCTTTCCTGATGAGACTACAATAAATCTTTAGATAGTTCATTTCTACTCTATTAAACCCGCACTATTATTTATAATAGTTTATATTAGAAAAGGTGCCCGAAGAGCACCTAATCTTATCTGTAGAGTTTGCGGGTTCAACAGATATTATTATTTATCCTCTTTTTTATTATCAAAATAATTCATTTTATAAGTCCAAAGTTTTTGATAAAGAGCAGAGTCTCCACCAAGTCGCATTGCACTAATAATAGTATCCAACTCTTTGTCATTAATTGGCAAGTCCATTAGGTAAAAAATGAATCAAGGTTTACAGTTTTTTCTACTTCCCATCCAATTGAATCTAAAATAGATTGAAGGGGGTCTACAAAACTTTTCTCAAATTGTAGTTCATAATCAATATATTTGTCAAGGTTAAGTTCCTTTGGGAAATCTGAAATAAAGGAAATAACATTCTCCTGAATAATATTTGGTTTTTTAAGAAAAATATATTTAACCTTCTCACCGTTATTAATAAGTGAATATTTATTGGTTAGTTTTTTTTCCTTTATGTAATGATTAAACAGAAGGGCACCACGAATATGAATAGGAGTTTTGGATGCGTAAATATTTGATGGCGAATAATATTTACGAACATCGGATGCCGTTCTTGGGAAAGCAATTTCTTCTGGGGGAAGACTTTTAAACTTTTGACGACAATTATCAATAAAATCAATTACCTCATCTTCAGTTCCACTCATCATCAATTTCAGAGCATCCTTAATCATCTGACGACAAGGTGCAGGAGTTGAAGATTTAACTGCCTCAATACCCATCATTTTAAGTTTAGGTTCAGTATATCTCACACCCTCACTATCCCAGACGTTCAGAATATAACGCTTTTTGGCAGTCCAGATTCCACGGTCGGCAATATTTTCCCGCTTCATCTGCATCTTCTGGTCATAGGCATTCACATACTCTGCCAGTTCTTGGTAGCAACCTTCAATATATTTTTCAAGTTCCACCTTACAGATCTTATCAAGGAACGTGACAATGCCTTCAGTAGTTTTCTCTCTTCCCTTGTATACAGTTTCAACCAAAGGACCCATATGAAGATAAATGGAGTCAGTATCAGAAGCAATAACATAATCAACATCTTTTGTCTTAAGAATTTTATTCAGATAAGAATTCATCTTACTCTCAATCCAACGAATCGCAACTTGACCCGAAAGAGTAATTGCTTCTGCATTTGCTAGTTTGAAGTAACGGAAGTACTGATTACCGCAAGCACCATAGGCAGAGTTAAGAGAAATCTTTTTTGCCATTTGAATATTATTACATCTGGCAATTTCCTTTTCTAATTCCTTTGTCTTTTTCTTCTCATATTGTTTTTTTGCCGCAATCATTTTCTCTTTGAAAATAACACGGTCATTATACATTTTCTCCATAAGTTCTGGAAGAAAACCACGAATATCCTTACGGTACATCGCACCATTAGGACATACTGCATAGTCCTTATACATTTCAAAGGTAAGTTCTTGATTCAAAATTTTATCCACGGTTACACTGGGATGCCTTTCTTCAACAAGGGTTTCGGGACTTACATTAAATTGCATAATCAAATGCGGATAAAGGCTGTTTAAGTCAAAATTAACCACCCAATCATACTTTCCGGGAATTGGTTCCTTTACATATGCACCGGCATACTTGGAGTCCTTATCAGTCTTTTCTTTAGGAGGAATGGCAATATTTCTTTTCTTCAGGTAATTGTAGATAATCGTATCCCACATTCTTACCTGCGAAAATACATCCTCATAGTTGACTTTACCGTCATATGCCATCGTAAGAGCAAGTTCAATCAGTTTCATCTTGTCTTCCAAACGGTCAACAAGTTCTACGTCAATAATGTTATACTCTACGAATTTCTGCCAGCCTTTAGTATAGAAGTCCTTGAATGTATCAAACTCAGAGTGATCCAGTTTCTTCTGCCCCAGTTCTACTTCGGCAATATAATCCAGACGATAAGATTCCTGTGTCTTATAGGTAAACTTCTTATAGAGTTTAATATAGTCAAGTTGACTTATACCACCAATATCATAGGAGATATGTTTTCTTCCAGAAATGTAAACTTCATCCTCGGTGACAAGACCCCAAGGAGACATACGCTTCATTAACTTTTCACCTAAAATCCTATCAAGACGGCGAACAAGATAAGGAATATCGTACAGTTCACTATTCCAACCAGTCACAACCTCTGGAGTATTATCCTCCATCATCCACCAGTGAATAAAGTCATTTAACAGACTATATTCATCAGAAAATGCTCGGTAAGAAACATTTGATTGGTTATTATTGAACTTACCTTGACCCCAAGTACGAATTTGCTTTGTATTATAATCTTGAAGAGTAATGAGTAATATCTCTTCGGCAGCATTTTCCACATCAGGAAATCCATTTTCTGATGCGACCTCAATATCAATCGTTGTTAGTTTGATTTTGTCAATATCAAACTTAATTTCATTTTCAGGATATTTGTCGGAAATATACTGATAGATGTATTTGTCATTCCCATAGATTTTGAAGTTTTGTACATCAGTATATTTTTTAATAAACTCTCTACAATCTCTCACAGAACCTGGTTGAATAGGTTCCACATATTCTCCCTGAAGTGTTGTATATTTGGTTGGTTTTTTAGAAGGCACAAAAAGAGTCGGAGAAAACTTCTCACGGGTCATAAAATGTTTACCATTTTCATAACCACGAACCAAGAAGTGGTCCCCAACCATTTGCACATTTGTGTAGAATTGCATTATGCAGTTAATTCAAGATACTTTTTAATAATTTCGGGAGTTGGGTCTACTATTGTAAGAATACTATCGGAATGAATCATTAACTCAGTTTGATTAGTAACCTCTGGCCAAGGTTTCATATCATCAACACTAAAAAATTCATATGGATTAATTAGTTTACAATCAGGTTCACCAAGTTCAGAACCAACTTCAATAATTTCAGTAATCAATACAGTGTCAACCTTCAATAGAAGACACTTCACGTTCCGTTCCATTTACCTTTTCCTCATACATTTCTTTAATAGACTTGACTGGTTCAACAATAGTTACAACCCAATCTGGACGAACTGGAATCTCATTATCACTTGAAAAAAGAATCCAAGAAGAAAATGTTACACTCACTGTACCATCTCCAGGTTCTAATTGTTCTTCTGTCAAAAAGATTGAATTACTGACCTGCATTTTATGCGGATTCGTAAATAAATATCCACATACTTTATCTTCGGAAATCAATTCCTTAATATCGGCAATTACAGATTCTCCAGATTTTAATAGAGCAATTTTTACGGACATTTTTAATTCTTCTCTCAACTTATTATAGCACAAAAAAAGGGGAGGTGCAACTGGATTTTGCCAGTTGCCTCCCTGCACCGACGATATTCAGTACTATTTAGTCTCCACCAGAATCACCGGAAGACCCTCCAGAACCACTGTCAGTATTCAAAGCACAAACTTTCTTTTTTGGTGCCATTACATATTTTACTGTTCTTCCATAACAATTTTCTTTGGTCGGCAGGGGGGGATTTCCAAAATCTCCAACCTTTTCCATAAATTGCTGAAAAGTTTTCATCACCCAACTAACTTTTTCTTTATTTAGATATTTAGAGGTAGTCTTTACGAGAATGATGTTCCGGAACAATTTTACCTAGTCGAATGGTAAGTAGTCCATCTTCAAAGGTGACTTCTCGGACTTCTGTGTCGTCTGATAAAGTCCACACTCTCTTGAAACTTCTGCTAGCCAGACCCTTGTGGATAAACGTCCTATCCGATTCTGTATCTGATTTTTGCCCCTCGACAAAAAGTTTTCCATACTCGGTGAAGACATTTACTTCCTCCTTTTTAAATCCGGCAAGAGCAATCTCTAAATGAGATTCTACATTATTTACCTGAATTAGATTGTATGGTGGATAGTTATTTGTAGTTTCGTGAAGATTGAATAGACGGTCAAAATATTCATCCATTCCAATACTATTGCGAGTAATTCTTTCCATCAAAGCAGGAAGATCCGCAGCAGTATACCTTGTGAGGTTAGTCATTATGGTAGCTCCTTTAAAAGCGAGGTTTGATTGTGTGATCCCTATAAGGCGATCATTAATAATTATAATAGAAAGCATAAAAAAGCGGGTCGTGAAACCCGCTCTTTATCATTCGGTATCCTCTACCTTTTTCTTTTTAGCACCAATATTGTATTTGGTCTCCAAAATCCAATCTCCCTTGTCCTTATAGGCAAGGACTTTAATTTGGTTCAAAGGTGCAATATCTTGAATCTTACTCACATCCACAATAGTAATCAGACCCCAATCTGCAAGAAGTTGAGCAATACGATTACGACGTTGAACATCATTTACGGTTAGATTAGCGTGTTTGCCATCCAGTGCGAAAAGTTCTTTAAAATGCACAAGGAAATAACGACCTTGTTTGTGAAGAATATGACAAGACTGATAGATTTTCTTTTCCTTTCTTGAAGCAACTCCGATGCGAGTCAAAGTCTCACGAACCTTTAAAAAATCATCAGGTTCATTAAGAATCACTTCCACCATTTGATCGGGCGTCCACTTTACTTCAGGTTCTTGAACGACACTCATTTTGTTCCTCCAGTTTCAAATTTCGATTTTATAAAAGTAAGTTGTTCTTTTGTAAGAATCCTCAAAGCCTGTTTTGCCTTTTCATTACTATAACCATAGTAACGTTTAACATAATCAAGATCTTTGATTGTATCTTTACGGAGCCAGGGAGAAAATCTCTTCTTTTTCCTCAGACTATTTATAAAAAAGTCATATTGCATTTTCTTTGAAAGGAATGAGTACATATTCATTTCATTCGCAAACATAATAGAATCAATATGACCAGAAAAACAACGATTAATAATATACGGATTGTATTCTTTTTCTAAAGATGGATCCTCATCAATTAGATTTTTTTTCGTTTGATTGATTGAATTTAACCAGTCTTTTAATTCCATATTATCTAATAATTTCCAAGTTTGAATGTGCTGTCCACAACTCAAGTTCTGTTCTTAATTTATGTTCTGACTTGAGTTTTTCATACCTTTTAGATGCTTTTCTTTTCCACCATTCGATGACTTCTTGTGGTTCGTATCCAAACTTAGAGATATAATACCTTTTCTTTTCAGTGAGTGATTTTGCATGTTCGATGCAAGATTTAAACTCAAGTAGTTTTGAGGCATCACAAAGAGACTTTGTGATGATTGAAATCATCTTGGTTTGAATTTTTAATTTCTTAGATGATTTATCTGCAGAAATTAATCGTTCTCCACCGTTTGCATTATTATTGAACCACCAAAACATATCTCTAAAATAATCATCATGAAATAATGGAAGAAAATTACTTTCAGTATCTCCTATGTGTCGAATATAAGGTTTAAGACCATCATACATGGATACTCCTTTTGTTGTACCGTATAATGAAGTTGTTTCAAAGTATTGAAGATCAGTTCCATACTTTGCATTAAACTGTCGTTTGAGTTCATTAGATGATGCTAGTAGTGCAAGAAGTTTTCCACCAAGATAATTATATCCAAAAGGTTGTACTGGGACAATATTAAATCCCATTACAAACTCATGATTAATTTTTGATAATGATAATACTTCACCAAAATAATCATTTCTTGGTTTCGAATTAATAGTTGGTGATCCAAATCTAACTACACCAACAATTTTTTTAGTTGTATCTTCAGTTACAATCCATTTAATTGTTCTTCCAGGAATTGCTTCCTCAATTGGATTTGATGCAGTCATGTTCAAAATTTCAGAATATAATTCTTGATTATATTTTGTTTTTGGTTTTGAACTAGTATCAACTTCATGAATTGAAAAAGACATGTCATTGGGATGAATACTAAAATTTGAAAAAATCTCATCCTCAGGCCCAAATAATTTTCCAGAAGAATTAGAGATTCTACTTTGTTTTACAAATCTTAGATAATCATCAATTCTATTGAATTTTGAATAATACTCAATAAATTGATCTGCCGCCCAAATGGCATTTTCTGGAGATAGCATAATTAAACCAAAAACCTTTTTTCATATTCTAACAGGTCTTTTGGTGTTTCAATAACATTTGTATCTAAAGAAACTGCTTCGCTCCAACGACCATGCTTTTGGGGACGAAACCAAAGATTAATTCCCAAATAATTATATTTTTTATTTGTAGGAACATGAATTAAATAATCTTGTCCATTATTTTCTGTGAGCGCCGAAAGAGCAATGTTTTCTTGTTGAGTTACCATAACCGTTTTACAAGATTCCCAAAAAATCTCTTCAAAAACAGAATATTTAGAAAGATATTTATCTGGATTATCCATAATCATTCTTCCAATAAATTGGGGAGAAAGACAGTGATCATAAACAACCTTTTTACGATTAATTTTATTCTTTAATGCTTCTTCACTTACAAAACCTGTAAAATTAGAAAGACCACAATCAAAAACATTAATATAATAAATTCTAGTAATTGGACGGTAAAATTCTACTTTACCCCAATATTCAAGATTTGCCTTCAAGGAATTGAATGAAGTTTTGCAATATGCCTTCCAGTCTTTTTTAATTTTTTTCATAATCAGGTTTATTATACTTAAGGTATTCAAAAAAAGTAAGTTTCATTTCTTTCTGCGTCATGCCACAATGTTTAGCAGCAGCAGGAAGAGTCATTTTAGCACGAAAGAGACCTTCGTTTGCTTCTTTAACATTTTCGGGAGTCGTTTTAACTGGATTCTCCTTTAAGGATTTATAATCAATTTTATAGGGATTCATTGGAACTCACACTCACACATTATTTCAGTTAATGCTGCCAAAAGATTTATCTCCTGATCAACACAAAAAGCTGACTGATACTGATACTTAGCAATAATGAGAACAGCAGCAGGAATAGATTGGGCAAGTAAATAATCATAAGAAGCGTCATAAATCCTACGAAGTAAGACCGGAGCATCGTTATCAAGGTTGGAAACCACCCACTTACGGACTTCTGTGAAATTCTTTTCTTTGAGATTCTTGATGAGTTCATTTACTGAAACGTCTGAGAAAGATGCAAGAATTCCAGTGTCAATTTTCCCACCAGTAGAATACCTTTGACATTCGTTGAGAACACGACGAAAATCTGGAAAATGTTTTGAGACCAGTTCTGCAACGACCTTTTCATCATATTCAATCCTTTCTTGATCAAGGATTTGAAGAACTCTTTTGAAGAATGCTCCAGCAAGTTGTTGCTTCTGTTTTCCTTTGATTGTGAAGTCAATGACGGCACAACGGGAATGGAGGGGTTCAATAATTTTGTTCTTGTAGTTACAGGTGAAGATGAATCTGCAGTTATTATAAAATGCCTCAATATTCGCCCGTAGTAGGAGTTGAACATCCGAAGTTGTATTATCTGCTTCGTCTACAATGATGACTTTGTGTTTAGAAGATCCCGTAAGTGAGACAGTAGAAGCAAAGTTCTTTGCTTGGTTCCGAACAGTATCCAGGAAACGTCCTTCGTCGGATCCATTGATTACATAAAAGTCTGCTCCCAACTCATTACACAACGCCTTTGCGATTGTAGTTTTACCAATACCGGGAGGTCCAGAAAGAAGGAGATTTGGAATCTCACCCTTCTCCACAAACTCCTTAAAGGTTTTTTTAGTATCATCGGGAAGAATACAATCCTCAATCACTTGAGGTCTGTATCGTTCCACGAAAAGAAATTCACTTGTCATAATTTATACTTCAATATTAGGTTGAATAATTGACCCATTTAAACGGTTATTTGGATTTGTTGAATCATAATACCGTCTAATCATTTTTTTATCAACAATGGTTGGTTGTTTTGTAACTGCCACCCCATCAGCAAACCAAACATTATACTCTTTGCAATTATCATCAAAATGCTTTGCCAACTGCCAATTTGTTTGGATATGTAGAGTATCTCTTTCTAATTCTTCAGCAGAAGCATATTCCAAAAAAATAGAATAAAGATAGGAGTCCAACTCTTTTGAAGGATGAAAAAAATAATCTTCCATTACATTCACTTGTCATAATCTATATAAAAAGAATCTTTTTCAAGAAAGTGGATTTTGTCATGAATTGCATTTAACGCATTCTGTTTTATTTCCCAGTGGTCTTCATCGTCATTAACGAGAATATTTACCGTTGTTTTTACTTCAACCCTTAGTGCTTTCATATCCAATCAGGTTTTCTTGACGGCATACGAAGATAATTAGATGCAACCCAAGGTTTGGATGCGATATACATCTTGTAAGCAGTAAAAGTGTCAATGCTTGTGTCAAATTTATACTCATCAGGCATTGCCCTCGTAAATTCTACCACATTTTTGTAGATGGAAATTTCTTTTCCACTTTTAGTAGCAAAGATATTCTCCGCAACTTCAAGACTTTTCATACAAGAGTGTTCTTTTTCATAACGATGCCGATACTCATTACAAAGAGCATAACCGTGCCGAATCAACCAAGCAAGGTTCTCATGGGATTTTGCTGCCCATTGAGTACAGGGATGATTGCGGAAGGCACCCTTTTCAGTGTCATATGGAAGACCATCTTTCTTGGGAATGTATCCCCAATCATAATACCATTTAGAGAAAATGATAGAAACCATCTGACAGGTCTCCAGAGGCATTTTCACAATATGCTTGTCTGGAAGTACCGCAGCAGAAAGCACAGGACATTTATCAGTCACAAAAATGTTCAAGGTTAGTTCCTCAAAGTTTTCTAATAATTAAAAAGTTGTTCTAACTATTCAAATATATTATCTCTTTTAGAAAGTTTGCTCTTCTAGAAACAATACTTTTGAATTACATACTTAACTTGTTCTGGTTTATCTTCCATCCAATAGGCTTCGTGTTCTATCTGTCTGGATGAAGTAGACATTCTAACAGAGTTTTCAATATCTTGAAGTTTATTTTGTGGAAGAGGCATATCTTTTAATGGAATATAAAAAGGTTTATATCCTCTGCACATATGAGCAACATGAGTTGCTTCGTGATATACAGTTTCATTTACATAAAACTTAACATCATTCCCACTATGTTTAATGTTATTCGTACAAATAACTAATTTGTTAGTATTAACATATCCAAAAAAGTTTTTGTCCCTACAAAACTCAACATTTTCTTTAACTGAATACTTTGCACGAATAACATTTTGAATAATCTCACGACCTATAGGAGTCAAATAAAGAAGAAATTCCATCAACCAAAAGTACTATCTGGTTCCAAAGCAATCCAGTAAGAAAGATTATACTTTGTATTCTTGAACTGTGACAGTAGTTTTTCTGACACAACCACATCATAAGATCCGGGAATGATCTTGATGTTCTCAACCTTGAAGTTGAAGGTAAATTCCTTGTTCGTTTCACCAACA